TGTGTTGTTTATTTCTTGACATTGACTAGGGATTCTGCTATAATGTATCCAGTTTATTAATATATAAAGAATGGAGAAATATATGTCGGCAGTGACTTTTGAAACACCAGATTCAAGACAGCGAGTACATATGCACAATCGGAATATCAGCGAGGAAGAGATAGAAATCTTAAAGAATGATAAATCTCCCGCCTACCCGTTGGGAAGATATTTCAAGATTCCTTATATTCAACCGTGCGAAGAACCAGAAATAATTGGCGGTTCGTACTAAGAAAGGAAAGGTATGGCAGAAGAGGAGAATATGTCTCTTTCTCAGCATATTGAAGAGACAGAAAAGGAAATGAAAGTGCTAAAGAAAGAGATAAAACGTCTTGAAGATGTAGTAGATAAATTCAAGAAATATCACAATAATTGGCGCAATTATAAATCTCAACTTGGTTTAGGTGATGAAGACTGATGATGACCCGGGGAAACTGGAACTGTCCTTACGAATACTTGGCAACGAGATTTTAGGGTTTAAGATGATGGTAGATGATTTCAAAATGAAATGGATGTTAGTAGGAATAATGGCTATTGGTGTCTTAGCATACATTATGGTATCATTCGGACCTCAACTTATGGAGACATTCAATGTCTCATAATTTTAACGAAGCAGAAGGAAAAAAATGGAAAATTTAGTTATAACACCACTACTCACATCTCTCTTTATAATATTGAGAGAGGGGTTCGAGGCGATGTTAATAGTGATGTTAATATTCACATATCTAGGCCGATTTAATCTAGGACACACCAAAAGAGTGTGGGTCTATGGAGGAATCTTCGCAGGAATACTTGGAAGTATTGCCGTAGCATTGGGATTCAAATTCATAGCAGGACTTACACACGCTCACGAAGAATACTTTGAATCAGTTTGTATGCTTCTAGCATCTGGAGTATTGGGCTATCTAGCCTTCTGGTGCCACGGAGCAAAGAATCACTTTGAAGAAGATATACAGAGTAGACTATACGCTCCTTCAATATCTATCGCTTCATCATTAGCGTTATCTTTCGCTGTTATGATAGCAATACTTAGGGAAGGATTCGAGATAGTCTTGTTTTACGCGGCTCTATTGTCATCTGCATCCGCAGATAATCTATCAATAGTAGTCGGGGGCATTGTAGGACTTGTCGGCTTATTAGTAGCCTATAATATGCTGAGAAAAGGTATCGATAAAGTGCCTACCAAACAAGTCTTTTTATACAGTAAATATTTCTTTATCGCACTTGCGCTATATTTCGCATATGGTGGAATCAATGAATTGATTGAATTAGCGCATCATTAAATGAGGCTAAAAATTATGTCAGTTATTGTTGGTATTTTAATAGCATTTGGAGTATCATATCACGTATTTCCAGAAGCATACGACACAACACCGTATGCTCTGGAGTCAAAACACGACACTTTAGTAGAGTGTCAAACAGCAAAGTCGAACTCCTTCACAATGAAGAAAGATGGCACGGTCATCAAGAATGGATTGACAGGGGTTTGTGTCGGAACGGATTTGTACTTGAAAACCGATAAAGTTCCAGTAGGAAAGACAGTGAAGCGAGAGTACACAGAATGTGATTTTTGGGCAGGATGTTTCTTTGATTTCAGAGGTTAACAACTAAATACAAAGGAGAGTGCTATGTTTGGTGAAGGAATGATTGACCCCGCAGAAATGGCAGACAAGATAAATCGGCTCAAGACTGACCGAGACATTATTATGATATATTGTCCAGAATGTTCAAAGCGAGTAGAGTTTGCAGTTATTCATCCAACTGCTGACGGGAGCCACTACCAAGGGATTAATATACCAGAACGGATTCAGCAAATGATGGAATGGAATCCAAAAGATGTTATTTGTTATGACTGTAATAGGTATTTAACCGTAACACGAAAACTTGCCAAAACCAGACCTATGACACTTGATGTAGAAATAGGAGATAAACTAGCGGTAAATTAAGTTATGAAAACATTGACTTATAACAGAGGAGATAAAGTAATTATTGAAGGTGATGATACTAATTTCGATGCTTACATTATCTTAGATGGAGAAGTTGACGTTACGAAAGATGGGAAATTTCTAGCAACGCTGTACGAGAATTCCCTCTTTGGTGAGATAGGATTGGTTGACAATCGACCAAGAACTGCAACCTGTACTGCTAGAACTAGATGTGTGCTTGGAGTTGTAACGAAGGAAAATTATACTAGGATACTTGCTCATAAACCAGAGTATTTAAATCCTATAATGAGACTAGCAGTCGAGAGATTGCGTAATACACTTGAAAAAACCTAACGGAGTAAATAATGAGCGAAATGATTGGAAAACAAAGTAAACGATTCTATGAGATTCTTGATACTATCAAAGAATTGCACGATAAGAAACGACACGATTACGGTGCAGATGAAGACATCTTTGCCAACTTCCGATTATCTGAACAGTGTGGAATTTCCGCTTGGAAAGGCTCAGTGGTTCGGATGGGTGATAAGTATGCTCGAATAAGCAATTATATTAAGAAGGGTGAATTCAAATTCAAAGAGGAGTCTATTAAAGATACTCTGATGGATATGGCAATTTACTCTTTGATTACTATGATTCTGTTTGAGGAAGAAGAATTTGACCAGTCTATTAAAGATGATATGAATCGTGAATGCAAAGCGGGTTTGTTAGATACACCTCCGATTATTGTTAATCAGGATTATCCCGAAGAGACAGTTATTCCAGAACGAACAGACGATTATAAAGTAACATACACATCACGGGCGCAACCTAGTTATGCCGCGAAGATGAAAACTAAACAGGCAGAGTAGGTGAATTCTGACTGGCATTTTCAGACACAAAGGATTAAAAGAAGGAGAGAAAATATGGGACGATTTGAAAAATTCATCGAAGAAATACACAATGCAGTTGCTGAAGAAAATCAGCAAGATGAACAGGTAGTTCTTCCTTTGAAAAAGAAAATACCTGCAATGTCGGGGTTATTGAAGAAATTAGCAAATGGAGTATATGGTCAGCAAATCAAGGACTTAGACGGTCAAGACAAGGTTGAATTGATGAAAGCCCTTGATGTTGTGATGCGAGTACTCGAAAAGAGCGAAAAAAGTAGGAAAAAATAGTAAAAAAGGCTTGACACCTCTCTATTTCTAGTGTATAATATACTAGTATATGACAAAATAGAGAGGTATTTTATGACAGTGACTAACACTTTGGTAATTGGATTACTAGTTTTGAATGTGATAATTTGGGGATATGTAATGGGAGCAATTATATTATGATTATAACACCTGCGAATAGAGAGGCTCATTTGCGCTCAAAAAGCAAGTTTTACGTGGCGGGATGGGTTGCCTCTGAAGGCAATGAAACCCCTCAGAAACGACCTACCAATAAGAATCCAGACCATCACGAATACTACGAAGATTATATTGCAGGATTTGGCGAGGAAAAGGCGAATGCCTATCAACTCTCCTTACCCCCATTTAATGTTGCAGTGGAAAAGACTGGTATAGTTTAAAAGAAAGGCAAACGTGAAAAATAGATGGTGTTACCCTAAAAAGGGCAATATTGTGCTATTTTTTGCATTCTTAGGAATGCTAGGAATATCACTAACAACTGCCGCTTTCTCTGGAAAGACTGGTAGGACGATAATAACGGAAACGCATACTACTGAAATCATTGAGTTTATCCCTACTACGGACATTGAGTTCTCTCGGTGTTCTTGTGATAACTCAATTTACTGCTTGACAGATGAGCAATATACTGTTATAATGATGCAATTGGCGGCTAGAATTGAGTCTGGAGCAATGAAATCAGACCTTCCTTGGACGATGCCGGGGAATTTGCCATAGAAATAAGCCTTGACATTCGACCAAAGAAAGGATATAATAGTAGTATGAATGAGATACGAAACCTTGAAAGGACTCGGATGAAAGATTTGCTCAAACGAGTGAAAACCCAGATGGTAGGGCAGGCACTCTATGCTGACGAAATCCAAGCAATATTCCAAGAAGAACTTGACCCACTCGGAGTCGAGGTTACTACTCACCCATATGGAGATGATATCGGAGCCAACCAGATTACGGCAAATGGTTATTTCGATGAAACTGAATTAGAGATGGAAGACCCTCTAATCGAAGCAGTCCTTGTAGATATTGAACTTGTTCTCATATTAAACAATGAAGACAGACCCATAACTATAAATAATAAGGATTGGAAGTTTCTTGAACATCAAGTAACTCAAACACTTGAACACGAAATGATTCATAGAGAACAGGCTAAAAAGCGTATAGGAGCAAACTATATGCCGATATATAACCAACATATGGACGAAGAGCAAAAGCGAATTGTCTATCTTAGTGACCCTGATGAAATTGATGCTTATGCAAATGATGTAGCATTAGATTTGTTATTACACTATACGTATATGGGTGCTTATGCCAGACTGAGAGAATACAAACAAATTAGACAGGAAGAAAGCCCTATCTTTTGTGAGTATGTCGACACGTTTGGTTGGAATAGTGAGACTGTTCATATTCTTGTTAAGAAAGCATTAAAACGATTGGAGACGTAGTATGAGCAATACCTCAAAAGATAAATTTTATAGCCAGTGTGTGGCGCAGACTCCTTGTGTTGGAAGAGACCAAATCCAATGCAAGATGAATGAAAGCCAGACTGACTGTGTAACCTGTAAACGCACATTAGCAGAAATCAAAGGTTGGGAGACTATGCCCTTTGAAGAAAGAGAAGTTATTTGTAAAGAATTGCTTGACAGATAGGCTTCTTTCTGTTATAATAGTTGTAATTTAAGGAAAAAAGAAAGTATGAGAAAAGTGAATAAGCAACAGGCATTCCAATTAATAATTGAGGAGAGAATGCAGGCAGGAGTTACTTATATTGATGCGATGGTAGAATATATGGTTGAACATCAACTAGAGTCAAAGCAAGTAGCCAAACTTATATCACCCGCATTCAGACTAAAGATTGAATCAGAAGCAATAGCGAATAACCAGATTAAGGATGATGATGAAAAAGGAAGTGTTCTTCCATTGTGAATAGATAATGATTGATGACAGGATTTGAAGCATATAAACTCTATGTTTCCCTAAAGCAACATTTCAGTATACAGAACGATTATAACTACGTTAAGTATAATGGAAAAATAAAGAATATGAGTCGTTGCACTTATGATAAGCGTAATGACAGATTTTTCTTTGAAGCATTGGGGAACAAACAGAAGAAGGATTTGCTACAATATTTTGTGGCGAATTTCGCATATCACGGGAGTGATGCTGTATGGATAGGAGATTTACATAGCAAAGAGAGTGAAGATGTATACTTCAATTGGAAGAAAAGGGTACAATCTCTTTCTTACATATTTGAGGAAGATTTAAATGAAGTGAATGAGTTCCTAATAGCGAGAGGGTTAGGATTTGACAGATTGTTTGATGTAGAGGATGGAGAACATCCTATTATATTTAGATTTGTTCAACAAAGGATGATAGAAGTAGAGTCATATATAATTATGGATTCGGTGCTTAAATTTAGCAGTCGAATCGCAAAGAATATAGTCGACTCATATATATTCCCGACTGAGCAATATAGATATGACCGATACGCAGACTTTTTGAACTTGAGTAAGACTAAACATTATGGAGATATTATGAAAGGAGTTTTCGTCAATGCCTAGAATGAATGACAATGACCGCACTGAGATTAACCTAACAAAGGTCAATCTGAAAGAAGTAGAATACACAAGTGGCGATTCAATTGGATTGAAGTTCGCCCTCAACGATGTCACCGTATCCACGGTACTACAATACGACAATAGTTCAACCGCACGAGATGACTATCAGATGTTAATAGATATGCTGAATGCTTCTGAAGGTACAAAGAAATTACTACAGGAAACATTCACTGGAGGCGCAGGTGCATAAAAAACTTGACCCACTGGGCGACAGTATTTCGTCTGTAGAACGACTACCGATTGAACCCTCAGATTTGCAAGTTGTAAATGCGGCGAGGGTATCAATGCACAAGGTACACGATAAAATTCAAGAAAAAGATGCAGGATTGGTTAACTATCTAGCGAAACATAATCATTGGACACCATTCTCTCACGCACAATATCTAGTAGAACGGAAGATGAGTGTCAAGGATTTTGTAGTCTGGACAAACAAGAGTTCTGAGGAACAATTTGTACGGGCAATCGTAGAATGTGATTTCTCATCCTGTGATGGAACGGTTCATTTTTATGAACGTGGTTCGTTGTATGCGTTTATTAAGCACGATGTTATTACTAAAGAAATGTGGAAACATAATCCATTGTCCCTTCGAGCATTCGATAAGAAGCCAGAGCATTGTGTTTATTCAGACAGGACTCTAAAAGACTGGACTCCAATGTTGGCTGATACTGACAACGAATGGTGGGACAAGGAAGAAATGTATACGGGTCTAGGTTGGAACCCGCAGAAATTAAAAGTGGCACAATTCAGAATCAGGATGCCAATATTCATAGCCAGACAATGGTATAAACACCAGATAGGATTTACTCGAAATGAGGTATCCAGACGATATGTATCAGAGGATGCGGAATTTCATATTCCTACTGAATGGAGACTACAGGCACCGAATGTGAAGCAAGGCTCTTCTAATGAAATTCACCAATATTCTGAGGATTTGGTTGGATGGATTGCAGATGCTACGGATAGAATGGACATTAAATATAAAGAATTGATGGATGAAGAGAATGTATGCCCCGAACAGGCACGGAGCGTTCTACCTCAGTCAATGTATACGGAGTTCGTGGAGACTGCTTCGATTGATGCCTACAGGAGATTGATTGAATTGAGGCTCGACCCCCACGCACAAAATGAAGTGAGAAAATATGCAGAAAGTGTAAAAAAGTGCTTGACAAAGCCCAAGTCTTAGTGTATAATACTTGACAATGCTATAACTAATACAGGAGAATGCCATAGATGATTGGGACTATCCACACAGACGAAGAAATAGTCGTAAAAATTAAAGCATTAACAGACGATTGCAAGGAAATAAACCGAATAAATAAGGTTATGAGAAAACGACCTAAATATACGGAATCGATAATTGATTATAAGATTGAATCGATGTATGCCCTAGCAATGGAATTAGACCGTGAAATTAACCCAATAAATCTTGAAGGAGATGATGTATGACAGATGAAGCAAAAAGCGAAGTACGAGTAAATACCGTACGCATTGATGGAAATGATTATGATGTGGAGACCTTGCCTTCAGTGGCTAAGATTGCCATTGAGCATTTGGTTTCTATCGACAAAGAAGTTCAGCGACTTGAAATGGCAAGAGCAGGTTTTGCTCAAGCGATTAAAGCCGTTATGGATGGGGATGAAGCACCCGACCCAGTGAGTGGAGCAAAAGTTGATGCACCTGCACCAACCCCAGAGCCACTTAAAGTAGTTCCAGAAGCAAAGAAAACTTCGGTGAACTAATGGTTCAAAGTTTCGTACAACGGGTAAGTGGACACATAGTGTGTTCACACCTTAAATCTAATATAAAACAGGAGAAACAATATGAGTTTTGCCGCTCTTAAAAAGCGTTCTAAATCTAAAAAGGACGTAGAATCAATGATGGACAAACTTTCGCAAGCCTCTGGTGGCACGAAAGCATCATACGTAGACGACCGATACTGGAAGTTGGAACGTGACAAATCAAGCAATGGATATGCTATTATTCGTTTTCTGGACTCTCCAGTAAACGAGGACTTTCCATTCGTGAAGATTTACAGTCACGGCTTCAAGGGTAAAGGTGGATGGTACATTGAGAATTCTCTCACAACTATTGGTAAGCAAGACCCAGTGTCTGAAGCCAATTCTGAGTTGTGGAATTCTGGTATCGACTCGAACAAGCAGATTGCAAGGGATAGGAAGCGTAGGCTTCAGTATATCTCGAACATCTATGTTGTTCAAGATTCCGCACATCCAGAAAATGAAGGGAAAGTATTTCTCTTCAAATATGGGAAGTCTATTTTCGATATGATACAAGCCGCAGGTGCGCCTGAGTTTGAAGATGAGACACCAGTCAACGTCTTTAATCTATTCAGTGGAGCGAACTTCAAGTTGAAGGCTCGCAAAGCAGACGGCTTCGTGAAGTATGATAAGTCTGGATTCGATGAACCATCTCAGTGGTTGGAGTCTGAAGATGAAATGGAGACGTTGTATAACGGCCTCTATTCTTTGACGGCTGAAATTGCTGAAGACCAGTTCAAATCTTATGATGAGTTGAAGAAGAAGTTTAACCGTACTATCGGTGCAACTACTTCGGATACGTCTTCTTTCACTGCTGAATCAGTATCAGCACCTACTCGAAATGTAGCGGATATCGCATCCTCTGCGGCGAGTGGAGATGACATCCCAATCGGAGATGTTCCAGAGGAAGATGACACTATGAGTTATTTCTCGAAACTAGCAGAAGCATAGTCCGTCAGGATTCATTGTTTGAAAAGGGAGACCGTTCTGGTCTCCCTTTTTTTATTCCTTCTTTTTATATTTCGGGTCTTCTGCCCGTTCCATCCTATGCTCATCAACATCTAACCCATATTTTGTTCGTACCATTGTGTCCAACTTTAAAATATCTGTCTGAAGGACACGAATACGGTCAATGAGTTGTATTATAATCCCTGTCTGATTGTCTAGTTTGGCATTAAGAGACACCTGTAACCATTTTATAATTTTCCAAAAACCCCAACCAACAAATAACAAACCGACAATAGGTATTCCAAGTTTTTCAACAAGGTCCGCTATTTGTTCGTATTGCATACGATTTTAGTTCTCCTATAGGTTACCCTCTTGGTGTATTGACTCCCATCACGCCTGCTCCAGACGGAGAGAACGGAGCGTGTGCGGTTGACGGGACGTTAGTTATATTGTTGTGCGTTGCGCTGTTATCAACATTTGTATTTACCTGAGAATTTCCCCCTGTTCCTTTATTTTGTTTCGCCTGACTCATTTGGGCAGTAACTAAGTTTGATTCTAACATTTCTGAGTTCACTGAAGGGTTAGAATCTGTGGGAACAAGTTTTTGTAGTAAGGCTTCAACGTGTGTATCGTGAGTGTATATCGAACCCGGGTTTGTGGCATCGGAAAAGAATTTATCCTGTGTTTTTACATTTGGAGTAAGAGCATTGAATTCTTCAGCCGTCATCCCTTTAAGTTTCTGAAGCCTTGCATCAAGGACTTTATCTCGGTTACTTCCCATTTCTGTATATGCTTGTTCAGTGCGAATCCTCTCCATTGCTTCCTGACGGCCTGCATCCGAAGTGTTTCCTGCTCCTCTTGGCATACCGTATTCACCGCCATCGGCTATGTATTTCAGATTGCCATTTTCATCAAGGCTTTGATGACCAGTCTTATTGGCAACAGGTGAACCTTTTTCTCCAAAATCTACGCCCTCTCTACCCCAAAATCCATTATCATTGTATGTTACTGAACGGCCTTCGTTCTTTGCATCTCTAATATCTTCAAGCATCTTCATATCTTTATCATCCCATACTTTAAAATCGAGAAGTGCTTGTATAGTGTCAGGGTCTAATAGTGTAACTGCCTCTAAATCGTCAATATCACTTGGTCCCAAGTAGTTGAGGTCAACTGCGCCAGATTTATCTGCGGCTCTTGCCAGTTCTTCTTGTTCTTCTGTCCATTGTTTCTTGTTCGCAACTTTTTCTGTACCAGTAATACTAGCAACGGCTGAGTTGATTCCTTGTTCGAGTAAATGAGTATCCCATTTCGCTTCATTGTTAAAGACATCTCCTGCATCAAGTGCAGTTCTCCTATCTCCCCAAGTGCCTTCACTAATGAGTCCATCTGAATTTGCATTACCCAGTAATCCCTGTCCATCTTCGGTCATAAATCCGCCTGTCAACCAAGACAAGCCTTTTGAATTCAGTTCTGCGGTTACATCTACAAGTCCTACAGCCATTCCGGCAAGTTCTGCTCCCATATTAAGAACCGACTCGCCTAGTCCTTGACCTTGTTCCATTTTAGCAAAAATATCTAATGGAGTTAGTACCTTGGCTAATCGTCCTAGGAGTTTTCCGGCAGTATTTCCTCCTGTGCGTAATGTCGATGCCAACGCTTTGGCGGCCTCATCGGAATTCGCTGCCACATTGTCTGCGCCAGATGCCAACGATTGAACATTATTGGCTACTCCAGAAACCTTTGCACCGTCCTGTGCAATGTCTACAGCGGCATCTGCCCCTTTAACAAATTTCCCTGTCTTAGAATCTATTAATCTTCCCGCAGAATTTAAGCGTGTAGTGGCGTGAACTGCTTTAACGCCTTCGTCAATTTTACTAACTTGAGAGCCAAGATTATCCATCTGACCGGCCAGTTTCGTAAAATCGTCCGAATAGTTAATTAGATTAGTTGCCTTGACTCCTGCCTTTAATCCTTCGTCTACCTTTGTACCTACTTTAGCAATTTCATCTGAGTGGTTAATAATTTGGTTTGCCTTTGCAACACCCTTTAATCCTTCGTCTACTTTTGTGCCAACTTTTACAAAGTCATCTGAATAATTAACAAGTTGTGATGTTTTTGCAACACCTTTAAGTGCATCATCTGCAAGAGTGACTTTCTTGCCAAGTTCAGTAGTTTTTGCAACACCTTTAAGTGCATCATCTGCGAGACCCGCATTTTTGACGTGAGATGCAAGTTGAGTAGTTTTTGCTACTCCTTTTAATCCCTCATCAACGTGTGGGGCAACTTTGCCTACACCTTTTGCTACATCATCTACTTTATTGGCTAGTTTGGCTATGTCATCTGCGTTATCGGCACCTTGAAGGAATTTTTTAATACCTACAAGTCCTGCAACGGATGTTGCTATTGGCAATAAGTATTTTGTTCCTAGATTGAGTAGAGATTTTCCTATTGTACTAAAGAATCCAGGGCCTTCCTTTTTGTTCAGTAAAGGAGAACCCTTACTTTTTCCTCCAAGTAATTTTGCGCCTTTTCTATCTCTACGGTCTTCTAATGCACGTCTGTCTTCTTTGATTTCCCTGTCTTCTCTACGTTCATCTAGTTCTAGTCTACGCTTATCAATTGCAAGGATTTCTTCAAGCGGGTCATTATGAACGACCATTGCTTCGCCTACAACTACAGGCTTAATTATTTCTGCGAGTTCATTTCCTCCAGAATCAGTTCCCGGAATCTGTGGTGCCGAAACTGCGGGAAGTGGGTCAAGAGATGGAGATACATCTGTTTCTTCTTCAGGCTCTTCCTTCTTCTTTGTTTTCTTTGCCTTTGATTCGTTGTCTTTACGAGCATTCTCTGCACCCGTACCCATAAGTTCTTCTTTTGTTGCTTCGTCCCAATCAGAGTCAAACTTATTTTTCTTCTCATCGTCAATCTGTTTCTGTATCTTCTCAGTATGGGCTTTATTAAGTCTCTCAATCTGAGCCTCTTCCGCTTTTTGTAGTGCAGATTTTGTCTTGAGACTATCAGCCATCTTTTGAAGAAGGCTACCGTGCGCTCGAAGGAATTCTTTTGATGCGTGTCTTTCTGTCTTAGCAATTTCTTTGTCCTGCTTCGCCTTTTCTTTAGCCCGCACCTTTTCAGCCCGTGCCTCAGGAGACAACTTCTTCAGTTGTTTATTAACACCTGCGATACCTGACTTTGCAGAGGCACCCATCGCCATTAATTTCATTGCTGTTGGTGGTAGCATAACTTATAATCCTTAACTTTTTTCGTGTCTTTCTTTCTCTGCTTCTAAAAACTGAGTAAGCAATCTAACATATATGTCCCTTTCATAAGGAAGCATATTTTCTAAATCTTGGAGCGAGTAATTGTGGTGTTGCATAAGTTGAAAATTCGTTCTATAGTGATTCATCAACGAATCATAACTTATGCAAAGCCGAAAAAATCTTCGAGGCCCTCCAAAGTCACCTCTTCTTTATACCCACATTTGCTACACTTATAATGTACAACGTGTTTAAGAGTAGGCTGTGTTCCAAAAAACTGTTTAATTTTATCGAAACTAGGTTCTGTTAAATTTCCTACAAATTCAACTAACTCTCCTTTAGAGGTTTCGTCTCCTTTGTAAACCCCTTCTTTATCAAAAACATAATCAATGGAATCAACGATAATCTTGAACATTTTCTCAATATTATCTTCTTCTTTATCGTGTATCTTTAACTCCTCAGTAGACAGAAACTTGAACTGGACTCCGATATCATCGGTTACCATAATCTTGCTGTAGTCTTCTTTAGGAAAATTTACCTCGATATCATCAATCTTGACGGCAAATTTATCTACTGTACCACATACTTCCCCTTCTTTTCCATCCTTAACAGGTTGGTTACAGGTAAAGGACGGTTCAATAATTTCCCCTCTGCTCTTGGCACGGATATTGAGGAATAAAAAGTCCACATCAAATGCGGGCAACTTATATCCATCAATCTTTCCATCCGTACAGTTTGAGATGATTCGTATAATCACATCTCTTACTGCATTCTGAAACTCAATTCCTTTGAGTTCCTTTGCTCCTTCCATTGCTGTAAGAAGAATCTTTTCTTCCTTTACAAGAAAGGGTCTGAAGTCAACCGAATCTCCGTTAGACGGTAACTTTAATTTATAAACTGGCGTTTCAATCTTTGGTAATGCCATAATATTTCACTCCTATATGATGTTAAATAATGTAAAAGGTTTCTTCAAGTAACGGTCGCTTGATTTATCGTCAAGTCTTTTTGTTTAACATAACCATTCCACTCCTTGCCCGCAGGAGGTCCGTAATGCCAATCTCTAAATGACCACGTGACATTACATTCTGCGATTTGTCCGTCACTTCCCCAAGATAACTCGACAGGTCCTACATTAGTGGGGTATGCTTCTTCCAATATCACTACTGGGGCTACACTCTCAAAGTTTCTATCTAAAGGTATAATCATAACCTTTGAAATGTATGATGTATAGTAAGATAAGGTATACCTTTGTCTTTTTTCTTCAGTGACTGCTTTATCATACCCTGCAACTGCTGAAATCCATCCCTCGAAATATTGATGTTCTCTATAATCTGGAGAAAGCATCAACGTCATAGCAACCGTGTCTACTATCATATCGTTTGCGACCTTGAATACAGGTCCGAAACGTCTAGCATCAATGGTTCCTAATGACTTGCCGGGCAGGGTAACCTGTTTGACTTTATATGACATATTTGCCAGTGGTTGGGCTTCAGCATTGTTATAGAATTTTTCCTGTGCTAATGGTGGGTGGAAAAACTCTACAGCGTAAAGATTATTACGAGCGAGGTCTCCCTGAAACGTCTGATTTTGAAATTGTGATATATCCATCTTATTTTCCCCAAACTGATTTAGCAGATGCACCAATGAATTTCTGATATGGAAGATAAATAATCTGCTCCCATTCATTCGGTGGTGCTTCTAATAGACTTGTTCTTACGTGTCCATATAGATATTTATGTATCATTTTCTTAGCACCGGGTATGTTTTGTACAGCATCCCAAGATATGTTAAAATATGCTTTATCAGTAAACTTATCAGGGTCTCCTTTTTGAGAAGCAAACTTGAGAATTTTTCTGAGAAACTTCTCTCGCTCAATAGGAGAGACGTAATGAAAATTTAATCCAAGGAATCCGTCACTATACACGTCTAAAACAACAATAAGAGGAAACCTATCCCAATAGGGAAGAGTCTTCTTCATCTTAGCATCATATCCATAGGTGTATATCCTTCCCGGTTTCAGGACGGACTTTTGCTTCATATTCTTGGCTGATTCACCAACTTTGGTCTTGAACCACGCGGCTGACTTTTTAGCCTTCTTTCGAGCCGATATGCTCTTAGGACGAAGGGCAGACTGATTTAATTCTGCTCCAATAGCCTTTCTAGCCATTTGACCAGTCTTGCCAGTTTTTGTTATCTTACCCCATTGTTTACCGAGATAACGATATTTTTGACCGTCAGAAGCAACCTTTTCGGTGCCTTTGGCGATTTGAATTAATTTTTTTGCTACTTGTACTGCCATTTTATCTTACCAGATGGTCCTCAGTTAATATCTTGAATTGCCATTTTCTGTCTGCACAGAATTCTCTTGCTACATCCCATTTCGCTTCATTGACTTTCCACGTCTTCAACTCTCTTAAATAGCGATATTTAGACTTAGCCGTTTTACCCATCTTGGGAGGTTCTGTCTGGCCTTTGGGTTTTACCTCTATCACTATATGATTCGTATCACCGTTATCATCTTTTACCTCAATCCAGAAATCTGGAAAATATCTATGGACTTTGTTATCTACAGGGCTTACATAGGGAATAACCAGTTCTTCACTATTCCATTTGACCACATTAGGATTGGTATCTGCATATACCATAAATCGTCTTTCCCAAGATGAACGATATACTACATTATCAACTTCTCCAATGTATTTGTCTCTATTACGAACTTTATATTTCCCTTTATGTGCCATTGCTATTATTTATATAAATAGTTGCAAAGGATAATTTATAGGTAAATTTCGAGGACACTATGAGCATTACATCAAACGTATCACATAATGAGGATGGGAGTCCCAAAGTCTTGGGGCAGGTAAAACGAAAATCAAGTTCTCTAAAATTTCCTGATGACCCAATATCAGCAGGAAACTTTTGGACGAAGATAAGTGTAAACTCGTGGGCGCCGCACGCTGTCGCAGGGTCAGGGCCGGCAGGACAGGCGTTTGAATTAAATCAACATCACCTTGCAGACTTATGGTTACCTATGCCCTTGACATTAGCAACTGGATACAATCAGAATTTTACTGATTCAGAAGATGTTATGGTGAATAGAGGTATGAGTGCTTCTGGAGCCGATGCAGGTTTCGTGGAGACGGTGAAGGACGGGACGACCTCTACTGTATGGGGTCTTGCTCAAGAAATCAGCAAAGCCGCAAGTGGAATGATGGCAATGAATGTCTCTGCTAAGATGGCTAAAGGAAGTGTCGCTAATCAGAATATGGGATTATCGTATGACGGTGCAACCCTTAGAGCGCATACTTTCTCTTGGAGAATGACTCCAAAGAATACCGAAGAGCAACTGGCAATCGCACGCATTGTTATGGCACTCAAAGGATACACATCTCCCGTGACTAAAGGTGCTACAGGTGGCGACCCAAATAAAGAATCTACTGGTGTTCTAAAGACGATGACGGATGCGGCAGAAGGATTTGCCAACGAACACGCTAATGTAGGTGGTAATAAAACATCTGTTCTGCGTTCAATAGGACGATTGGCGATACCGCCCACAGTCGATATTGAATTCTGGTACAAAGATAAAATCAATCCCAACCTCTTTAAAGTTAAGAGTTCTTTTATCACAAATCTTGAAGTCAACTATACTCCTACTGGAACTTGGAATGCTTATATGGATGGTGCGCCTGTAGAGACTCAGATTACACTATCAACAAAAGAGACTTCAATTGTCACGGCTGACGAAGTTGTAGGAGGATACTAGAGATGGCGGGGAAATATACACAGATGTTACCTAAGTTGACTTATAACGGAGTCACTATTGCGGATATTACGCATAGAATAGATATGCTTAAATCTGTTCAGGACTTTGAATCATTATATTACACAATAAAAATTGAAGAAACAATGACACCTGAAAGGGTGGCTGAAGTTGCATACGGAAATCAGGATTATTGGTGGATTGTTTGCACAGTGAATAAAGTTATTGACCCATTCTATGACTGGGTAAAAACAGAAGCAGAAGTATATAGATATGTTGAGTTGGCATATGATGACAAATACGGTATTCATCATTACGAAGACCAAGAATATAATCAGTACGAAACAGATAGTCCAGAAAATGATAGAGTTCCAATTACGAATCTTGATTGGGAGATATATGAGAACGATAAGAAGCGGTCTATTCTTTTGGTCAAACCAGAGAATATTAATGATATCGTTAAGGAGTTCGAGAAATGGATGAAATCAACTAAAATACAGAAACAGGAATAATATATTATGAGCCTACCCGGACAATTTGAGACATTAGAACCGAAAGCAATGTCGGAATGGAATGTTGAATTCACTAATTATGCAGGTGATTCAATGGAAATGTCGCCTATAATCGACCAACTTTCAATATTTGAGTCTATCTTCAATAACTGTATGTTTGGCAATATGAAATTGCGAGACGGTACAGGCTTTGTGGAAGCGAATGGTATTGTAGGTTCTGGAGAGGAAAAGGTTCTTTTTGAACTTTTTACTCAAAAATCCAAAGCGAGTGACACAAAAACTACTAATCTAGAAAAAGAATTCAGAGTCAATTCTGTATCTAATGGACATAAAAATCCAAAGTATACGGATTATGATATAGGCATTGCCTCACCATATCTTTTTGTGAATAATAAAAAGAAACTATCTCGAAGTTATATGAAGATGACAGCATCTGAGATAGTAGACCAAATCGGGGCTGAGATATTAGAGTTCGGAAGTCACGGGATATGGACGGACTTAAAGACTACTGCCTCTAAGCACATCAAAGAAATTGTTGTCCCAAATTGGAATCCTTTCCAAGTAATAAACTTTCTTGCCAAGAACTCTGTATCCGCAGACGGCTTTTCTAATTATATATTTTTCGAGAATAATGATGGATTCAAATTCACGACAATTGATGACCTGAAGAAGAAAGACCCGAAGCGAATCTATACATTAAAAGATAGACCCGTTGGCAGTCATCTGGAACAAGGGAAGATGACAATTGATGCAGGAATGATGGAAGCCTACTCTGAGCAGGCGAGATTTGACATATCAAAAGGTCAGATGAATGGACAATATGCGACATCTATTCTGACACATAATATATTAAAAAAGAAATTGGATAAATATGAATTAGAGTATGATGCTGATAAACATAAAGTATTCGCAGAAGGAATAGGACTCAACGGACCTCCATCTAAGAAATTCACAGATTTCAATTCAGGCCAACATACTGGATTTATGAGTTCTAACTATATGTACGATATCCATCACCTAGGGGATAACAGTCATTACCCTTTCTATGATATGAAGCGGGCAGAACTGAGAACTAATACAGTTAAGTTTGATATACCGGGCGATACTAACCTCTTCGCAGGAGATATGGTTACGTTAATTATTGCTACTGATATGCGAACTCAGCCAGAACAAGAGAATCAATTTATGACTGGTAACTGGTTGGTCACCGCTATTCATCATAAAATTAATAATGAAGGATATACGATGACATTAGAGTGTATGAAGGATGGGTTCTTTGCAGACCCCGATGCAGTCCTTCCTTCGAGAGTATAGGGAGATATATTATGCAATTTATGGGATTTGATGGATTTATTTGGTTTACGGGTGTCGTAGAAGACAGGCGTGACCCTATGAAACTTGGGCGAATGAAAGTCAGGATAGCAGGACTTCATACAGAAGCCAAAACACAGGCTACTGAAACTGGAATACCTACTGCTGATTTACCGTGGGCGCATCCGATGCAACCAATTACATCTGGAGCAATGAACGGAATAGGAACAACCCCACTCGGACCTGTAGAGGGAACTTGGGTAGTTGGATTCTTCAGAGACGGAGAAAACTGTCAGGAACCTATCGTTATGGGAACTATAGGTGGATATCCTATGGAAGGACCTAAGAGTGTTGGATTTAATGACCCTAACAAAGTATATCCAAAAGAAACACATTTAATTGAACCCGATACTCACAGACGAGCGAGAGCATCTTTTAAGGAACCAGAAAATGGCGGAGAATTTACTTCAAAACCTACTCCTTTGGATACTGAGGGTGGTAGGGTAGAAGATAAGGCAGTGTATAAAGCACTTGCAGATACTTGGGATGAGCCTGAGAATCCATTTAAAGCAGAATATCCATTCAATCACGTAAGGGCAACCGAGAGTGGACACGTTGAGGAGTTTGATGATACTCTTGACCACGAGCGTATGATGAGATGGCACAAAACAGGAACATTTGAAGAAATCAGAGAAACAGGAACAAAAGTAACTAAGGTACAAAAAGATAATTATCAGATTGTTCTTGGAGACGAATATGTACATATCAAACCGAATCCAGTAGACGGAGCGGGTGGAAATATGTATGTCACAGTAGACGGAGATTGTCACTTGGCAATTGGTGGAGACTATAAAACACACGTAAAGGGTAATGCGACCACACAAATTGATGGAAATTGGAGTGTTACTATTGGTGGAAATACAGAGATACAGACAGGTGGAACTAAACTAGACCAATCTGGAGGAGTACATACAATTAAAGGAAGTGTTATACACTTAAACCCATAGGAGTTATATTATGTTTGAAGTGAATCCTTCTATGAAAATAGAGGTTATTACTGGAATTAAAGGAAGAAATATAGTTATTATTGACGATTTTTTCAAGAACCCAGATGAGATTAGAGAACGAGCAATGAATCTCAACTATACTAGTGACCCAGAAGTGACGGGTGGATTGCCCGGGACAAGAGGAGTTGATGAAGACCCTGAGGTAAAAGAGAAATTAAAAAAGATTTATTCGACTCTTTGTAACTTATACTTCCCTTATAGAGAAGGGATTAATGAGAAGGACTTTAATGATAATTGGGATAATCAAGCGTTTATGATTAACTCAATTAATGATGAGACACTAAAGGAGAACCCATTAGGGATATTACCTCATCAAGATTGGTGGGAGAACGATGAATCTACATTCCAATTTGGGAGTGTAATTTATTTAAATAAAGACAAGGAGTGTGCAGGTGGAACTAGATTTTACAGTCATTTTGAACGGATATCGATTCCAGAGGATTGGCAACCACAATGGGTAATAGATATTCCTCCAGAAGTACGACATATAAAGTTTCAACATATTTACACACGGATACAGGAAGGAAATCCGTACAGAGTTGAATATCAGGCGAATATGAAATATAACAGAATGGTATTATATGAAGCAGATATTCTTCACGGACAGGAAGTCGATATAGGACAGTTTGAAAAATATAACAGAATCAATCAAGTATTGTTTATGTAGGGGAAAAGAATGGTAAGTTTAAGCAAATTAGGGAATACAGTATCTTCTGCTATTCAAGCAGAGACAGGCACTTCGTATTTTACTGGTGTAAATGATGCTTTAGATAAGGTCGGAGGTCTTCTTCAGTCTCCTGCTCACGGCTCTGCAAAGGCTATGAAAACGGCCGCTAATTCTCTTTTCATAACAGACCAAATTGATGAGGTTGCACTTCAGACGGCTTTTCCAAATGACTATCAGGACATCTGGGGAGCAATGCAGGAAGTACAGGACTTATCAGATGCTTTCACTAATTGTGGAGACTTTGCTCTGGATGCAGTTCTTGGCGCACAAACAGACTTTATTAAAAATAGTGGAATTCAACAGGCAGGCAGAGACCTTGCTACTGCAATTGGTGGCTACGAGGCTGAAATAGATTGTGTGGCAGGATTCGCTACCTTGTTTGATGGTGCAGGAGTTATTGACGATGCTCTTGGATTAGGAGATTTAGGACAGATACAAAGACGTGCAAGGGTGATGATTTCAGATGCGACCAACCCCGCTAAATTAGCAAATATGGTTTCAAATGCTGATATTGTCAGGACATTAGTACAAGATTACAACAATATGTGTCAGGATATGATGGGTGGACTAAACGCCCTCATACAAAAAGATATTGATTCTATGCAGGCGGCTCTTAATAAATTGAGCCAGTGGGCGGCTTTTGCTAAATTAGCAACTGGTGACCCTTGTGCATTAGTAAACAATGACTTAATGTTGGGACATATCGCTGAACCAGTGATGGATGACATTGTCAAGTTATATAATAAAGTAACTGGACAATCAGCATCACCATCTAACCCAATCATTCCCCTAGGAAAATTCTTAGGAGTTCCTACAGGTGGAATCCCCTCAGTTCCTAAATTGAAACAGGCGGCGGCAGATGGATTAACTTCTTTTGCTGAAACCGCTAGTTCTATTCCAACTGGAACGGAATTGGTGGATACTGCCTATACGACTACAGCGATGGATTATATTAATGGAGTCGGATGGGTACTACCCGAAGATGCTCAGACAGATTTTACAAAAGAAGTTGTATCTGGTGCGACAAGATTCAATAATTCAAAAGACCATTTCATTCAGAATGCTAAAGATAAAGCATATGAAGTAACTAATATGGCTAAAGGCGCAGTAGCGAAAGTCCATAAAGTAGGATGGTGTACTGGTGGAGTAAAAGACACAGATAAAAATAGAAATAAACCACACTGTCTAGCAACTGAGGGAACTTGGAACACTAAAGAGATGACATCCAATGAAGTCTCAATTGCAGGTTCTATTGAAGCGGCAATGGGTATGGTTGGCAAAACATTAGACGATGCGTTCTCTGCTATAGTCGGAGACCCTCCTCCATCAAGTCCTTCATCCGCACTTGCAGGTGGACCTCCTGCCGTTATGTCAAAAGCAAGACAAGGCTTTGCTCCCCCTAACCCGGGTGGCGCAGGTGGCGCACCAATTCCCCCTTCTCCTGCGGCCGAGGCGGCAAGTAGCCCAGACCCTCACGACCCAACGCCATTTGTACCTCTAGATACGGCTTCGTTTTTTAATGTGGCTCTGCTTCCGGGACAGGCATTGGCTAAGACTGGTGCAAAAGTCGCTTCTGCTTTCACAGAGCAATTATCCAACATTGGTGGAGATATATCAGAGTATCATAAATCTATGGAAGTTGTAGAAGAAGCAATGAAAACAGGAGACTGGAGTCGAGTCGAAACCTGTACCTGTCAACCAAAACGGGCTGTAGCAGGAACAGTTGAAGTTGGCTCTTGTGATTTTTCAGGACTGGCATTTCCCGATGGATACAAATTAATAGAAAAATCGTTCTATACAGACGAACTTATGGCGAAAGTTACTAAGGCAGAAGCATCTGGCTCTCAGGAATATGTAATGGGGGATGACGGTGAAATCTATCAGTCTGCGGAAGTTGTTGTCATACAGCAATACGGAGCAACTAAAGTTGACCCATTTTTACCGGGCAAAGATGCTTGCATAAAATACTCAGGAAGGTGGCTTGCCTCTCAGGAAGAAGAAGCAGGTTCCTCAGGTGGTACATCATCATTTGATATAGAAAACGCTAAATCTAAAGAAGTATGTGAGAATGCTAATGGAAGTTGGATTTGTCAACAAGGACAACCAAACAGTACGGCAGGTAATAAGGCGATTGAATCTTTCGGAAAATTTACAAATAAAAAGAATGTAAATGTGAAGTCAAAACTGCCAACAAGTAAGGCATTTGATACAGATAAACTTCCAAACATTACTTTTACGTGATTGATAGGTAGAAAAGATGCCGGGTACAGTAAGACTAACAGATATTTGCACAGGACACGGATGTTATCCTCCACGGGAAAATGCTTCGGCTTCTCCTAATGTGTTTGCTAATAGTCTAGCCTGTCACAGAGTAGGAGATGCTTGGCAACCCCACGGATGTGCGGTATGTGCGCCTCACGGAGCATCCCAAGCAAGTGGAAGTCCAAATGTGTTCGTAAATAGTAAGGCTTTGGCTCGAATTGGAGATGCAATTGATTGTGGTTCTTCAAATCAAACAGGTTCGGGTGATGTGATTACAAACGGATAGTATAAATATAAGATATAAAGAGGAAGATGAATTAGATGCCTGCACCAATAAGAACACAGAGAGTTAGAAAATATAGAGATTTAGACCTTGATTTCTTAGTTCATCCAATGACCAATGATATTGTTGGGCGTTCTGATGTTGATGCTATCAATGGTTCTGTCATCAATATTATAAAAACCCAAAAAGGGGAAAGAGTTTTTCAGAGTGAATTTGGTTCGACTATCTATCATTCTCTATTTGAACCAATGATTACTGAAACCCGTGTCATACTAACGGCCGCAATTGAAGAAGCGATTCGTACTTATGAACCACGAGTTGAATTACAGGGAGTCGAGGTCGTTGCTGAACCAGATAGGAATGGTTATACTGTAACAATAGTATATATTCCAGTTAATAGCGGTTCACCAGTTACACTAGATTTCTTCTTAAATAGATTGAGGTAGACGGAAAATGGCAAAGAATACAAAACAATTAGACTTATCAAATCTGGAATTTGATGGTATTAAGGCTAATATAAAAGAATATTTAAAAGGACAAAATGAATTTGTAGACTATGACTTTGACGGTTCTGGTATGTCTGTTATGCTTGATGTTATGGCATATACGACTCACTATATGGGCTTTCATACGAATATGGCTGTTAATGAAGCATTTCTTGACACAGCAACCTTACGTAACTCTGTAGTATCTCACGCAAAGTCTATTGGATATATTCCAAAGTCAGTTACGGCCGCTGAAGCAATTGTTAAATTGACATTCGATACTACTGGATATGACCCGTCTTACATTATTGTAGAGAAAGGAACACAGTTCATATCGAATATAACAGGAATCCCACTCCCTTTCACGAACTTAAACACAGTTAATATATTCGCAGACGAAGGTGGAGAGTTCAACGGAGAGATTAAAATCCATCAGGGAGAACTCAAAGCCCTTGAATGGACATACGATTCTACATCCGAATCTCAATCTTTTTTAATTAAAGATGATACTTGTGATAGGTCAACCATCACAATGCTTGTTAATGATAAGCCTTGGGAAGTAAATATTAACCTAAGTGAATTGGATGGGAACTCTTTGACATTTTTCTTGCAGGAAGGATTAGACGGAGTAACAGAAATTTATTTTGGAAATGGAATTTTTGGAAAAATCCCTCTTGATGGGCAATCAGTTAAAGTAACTTATCTATCGACATCTGGAGCCAAAGGAAACTATACTTCAACAATTAACGAACAAACATTTGCACTAGAGTCAACTATTGATAATGTCTATACTGGAGGAGAAGTCACACTCGACACAGTAGATATTTCTTCTCTTGGTGCAATAGCAGAAACTACTGAAAATATCAAGTTGACTGCGCCACGAGCGTATGAAAGACAAGACCGAGCGGTAACGGCAGAAGACTATAAGAACATTCTAGTTGAAAAATATCCAAATATTGAATCAATTGCTGTCTGGGGTGGAGAAGATAATGACCCTCCTCAATACGGTGCAGTCTTTATTTGTATAAAACCGAAACACGGATTGGAATTATCGCCACTAACCAAGCAAAAATTAACGACAGATATACTGTCAAAATACAATATGTTAGCAATCAATCCGATTATTACCGCACCAGAATACACATATATTGATGTAGAATCAACGGTTAAATATAACCCGATTCTAACGTCACTTTCTGCGGGTGAAGTTCAGACAAAGGTTATTAATGGAATTGCTGACTTCTTTGAAGAGGAAGTATCTGCGTTTAAAGTTATTATGAGATATTCTCGCCTTGTTAATACGATTGACAATGCTGACGAATCCATTTCTAATAACCTTACATCAATTAAATTTTATAAAAAGTTTTATATTCAAGCATCCAATACAGTTGGTAACTACATTTTCAAATATGATAACGCCATTCAACCCGGTACTGCTGTTTCTTCTGTATTTGGTAATACTACAGACGGTACTCAATACGCACTACTTGATGATGGGCAGGGAAACATACTATTGTATGATATTGTAAATGAAAAATTCCTCAACACAGAACAAGGAACTATTGACTATGAAACAGGCGTAATTGAGTTGATTGGATTTAGACCCGTACTAGACACAAATTCAGTAATAAGTTTGTACGCTACTCCTCAATCAAATGATATTAACGCAATTAGAAGTAATCTACTCATACTAAATAACAGTAGCATTACAATGCAAAGCATCAATTGATTGGAGATTTAGCAACAAATGGCTAACGATAAATTTACTAAAACTCCTGCAAAATTCCTTTCAGTCTTTGTAGAGAGAATGGTTCCTGACTATGTTCGGGAAGACCATCCTATGTTCATCACCTTTCTCCGAAAGTACTTCGAGTACTTGGAGAGGGAAACTGGTGTCAACGGTGAACTAGGTGAATACAATCAGATAACTGATTTAATTCAGAACATAGACGTTGACCACGCTCTAAATCAATTCATCCCTGAGTTTGAGGCAAAGTATCTACACGGTACTCCTCATACTGCTATTGACCCTACTGTACCTACTACAGATAAGGCATTCCTTTCAAAGAACATCAAACCTTCGTATAGGCAGAAGGGAACAACTTCTGCCCTTGATTTCCTCTTTAGGAGAGATTTCGACACTAGTGTTGATACTATCTATCCTAAACAGTGGATGATGAAAGCATCTGGCTCCGTTTGGTATGAGCCAGAATGGATTACAGTACTAACGGACAGAGCAAGTGAAGACGTAAACCACGAGTACTATGGTGCTACTGAGAACGTACACGAAGCCACTACAGTACGTGAAATCTATAATAAAA